TCACGCCTCCGCCCGCTTCATCCACCCCGCCAGATTCACAGCCTGCGCTGGATTCACCGCTGCCACGTGACGGTAATGCGCCACGCTCAGTTCGCACAGCGCCTGGTAATACGCAATGGGATTGGCTGCATTGATCGCCGCTAGCGTCTTGGCGCCAACCACTCCATCTTCAACCACGCATGCAGCACGCTGGCCATAGATGGCCGCTTGCCTTACGCCCATGTTCACGCCCATATCAAAAAGTTTGTTCGCGACGTTCTGGTTCTCTACGTCGCTTAGGCGCAAGCTGTCCCAGTATTCACGTTCTTCAATCTTCTCTGCTTCAGCCAGAGCGTCTTCTGCCGAGCCGGTAAAGAATTCCTCGGGCAGGTCAGAATGGAACTTTTCCGCAATGCCAAAGCGCGTACGTTCTCCGGCATCGATTGTCACTTTGCCGGAGCGGGTTGAGTCTTCATGTTGCAGAGTGAATAGAAATGCTGTCTTGAAATCCGCCACGCATGTATCTCCAGAATTGAATTGGTCTTTCGGTCATCAAGAGGCACAGATCAAAGCTCGTCTTCAGGGACCACTTTAGGACTAACGGATTGCTGCTTTGGCTGATCGACAGCCTCGCTTTGAATCGCCTCGGTTGCCAGCTTCACGTGTCGCCAACTGGTGCCTCTGGCAATACAGCCGATGGTTGCGTGCGTCACGCCATATTCGCGTGCTATGTCACTCACACGCAGCAAGCCTTCCGCCAGAATGGCTTTGATCTTTCTTACCTGCTCGACCGTCAGTTTGGCGCTCGTATGTTTTTCACCGTGCCGACTCCTGCCTTTCTCCATCATGTCTCTTACGTTGTCCATCATGGTTCCCAGGAACAAATGCTCAGGATTCACGCAGGCCCGAACATCGCATTTGTGGCGCACCACCAGCCCCGTGGAAATCTCTCCGCGAAAAAACTTCCATGCCAGTCGATGCGCTAGATACACCTTTTTCTCAAAGCGCACTAACCCGTAGCCATCGGCACGCAGTTGCCCGCGCCACAGCCAGCACCCGCCGTTCGGCTCGGGACACACTTTGGCCAGAAACCTTTCTCTTGGAGTCAGTTTCATTGGAATTCACCTGGAGACGCTACCTTCGATTCGCGTACTTCGCGTTCATTCGCGGCTGGATCGCCTGAACCTGATCCCTAGACACTGGCCGCATGCTTTCCGTTTGCGCTGATTCCCTTGCGCTGGGCAAAGTCGTCCCACATGAGCTTGTGCTGGTACACAATGATTGACATCTTGCGATAAATCCCCAAAAGCACCAGCAGGTTCGCTGCGGTAGCAAAATCGGTAAAGTGAATTTGCATCGGCTCCCTCTCCAGAAGAATGGTTTGTAAAAAAGTGATCTGCTCCAAAAATCGTTCACTAAAACAAAATCAGGTCTGCAAGCGTGAAACTGCCGTCACGCTCCGTTAAAATCCAAACGTGCATCAAGGGGCATCTCATAAATATCGTCTGTTGTTCAAGCTGCTTTTCAGCCGTCCATCAGAATTTTTTGACCGCGTTAAGACCGCGGCTGAAGGAATGGCATCACCACCGCAATCTGCTGCCGGAGCCAAAGGGCTTGATCTTGCGGCGATGCTCGACTTGAGTTCGAAATATCTGGGCATGGACTTGAGCGGATTCCTGCACGACCAGGGCGCCGTGGCTATCCGTGAGCACATCGCATCCGAGCGCTCGCTTTTAGACCGGCCTGCAACAGCCTCTATGCATGATGCCGATGCGGGGCTCGCCGATTTTTGCTATGTTATTTGCCGCGCCTTACGGCCGCGTGTTGTGGTGGAAACAGGGGTGGGCAGCGGCGTAACCACTTCTTTTATTCTGCAGGCCCTTGCCGCCAATGGCGAAGGGCACCTCTGGAGCATTGACCTGCCTCCCATTGGCGCTGAGCAGTTTGCCGGAAGCTTTGTCCCACAAGCTCTCCGCAGCCGGTGGACTCTTTTTCGGGGCCGCTCTCGCGACTTGCTGCCGCAACTTCTGGCTGACCTGCCCGCGCCTGATGTGTTCCTGCATGACAGTCTGCATACCACAAGAAATATGACTTTCGAATTTCAGGCGGCGTGGAAAAAAATGCACGCCCGCGGAATTCTTCTCTCCGATGACATCCACATGAGCAAGTCCTTTGCCCGCTTCATCACCGACAAGCAAGTCGGTCTATCACTGACGGGGAAACGGTTCGGGGTAGCGTTTAAACGGCAAGGATCACTCGATCTAAGCCTTAACTCTTGAGTTTTTAGCCTGAACACAAGCTCGCGTACTGGGAATCCAATGACCTCGGTGTAATCTATGTTAAGCATTACTCCCGATCCCAAATGAAACTTTTGTTTGTAATCAATGACGATTGGTATTTCATTTCTCACCGCTTGCACTTGCCGCGTTGCGTGAAGGATTCGACGTTACCGTCGCTACCCGGGTTGGAACGCAGGGACAGGAAATTCTTGACCATGGTTTCCGGCTGATTTCCCTTGAACATCTAAAACGCGAAACGCGTTCGCTCAGTGACATTCGTGCAATTCAAGAATTGAGAGCCATATATCGCCGCGAGAAACCGGATATTATTCACCATGTCGCGCTAAAACCTATTCTCTATGGCAACATTGCTGCATTAGGACTGCCACTAAAAATAGTTAACGCCTTTGCTGGTCTTGGATATCTTGAATCTTCGAAATCGCCAAAGGCTATGCTCCTGCGAGCAGTGATCTGGAATACCATGCGCTTTCTGCTCAATCGCCCGAACAGTTTCACCATTCTGCAAAATTTTGAGGATCGGGATTTTGCCATCAACAAGCTGGGGATGTCAGGCAAAAACACAGAGGTCATAATGGGTTCTGGGGTTGACTTGGAACTTTTCAAGCCATCGTTGCAACCTTCAGGCACTCCCATTGTCATGCTGCCCTCACGTTTGTTGTGGAACAAAGGTGTTGCCGAATTTGTTGCCGCCGCTGAATTGCTCTCAGCTACAGGAATAGATGCCCGATTCGTCCTTGTCGGCGACACCGATTTAGGCAGTCCGTCTGCAATCCCGCGTTTACAACTCGCCGAATGGAACGAGTCAGGCTCAATCGAATGGTGGGGTAAGATGAGCGACATGCAGGAAGTTCTACCGCAAGCGTCCATTATCTGCTTACCGTCATACCGCGAGGGAATTCCCAAAGTTCTCATTGAAGCTGCGGCTTGTGGCCGTCCCATTGTAACCACCGATGTTCCAGGATGCCGCGATGTCGTGCAACATTACGTTAACGGGATGCTTGTTCCTCCTAAGAACACCGACGTTTTGGCTCTCACCATAAGAGTCCTTCTAGCAAATTCAGACTTGCGTGCTCGCATGGGTGATGCTGGTAGAAAAATTGCTGCGCACTTTTCTCAGGACGTAGTTATTGGGAAGACTTTGGCGCGATACGGTATTCTTGCCAATTCGCGAACGGTTTATCAATGAGCATAACCTCCTGACAAGGTCTGGAAATCAACTTCCGGCCACTCAATTTCCGATCACCCAATAATAGAAAGCGTAATTCACTCCAGCAACGCACGTTCCATTGAGTCCGAAAGTAGCGGCTGTAGTGGCGGTTCCGTACGTACCCACGGTCGCTGAAGGTGCAAGTCCGTCGCCTCTGACGGCCAATGCCACTGGGGCTGCCGGAAAAGCACCGTCATGAAAAGTCAGGCGAAAGGCAGGATTGGCAGCCCGTCCCGGAGCAAGCGATTGAAACGGTACCTGCTGTGTCATTGCCTGACACAGCCAGGATGCTCGCTGTGCTGCCCCAGCTTCCCAGGCCAAGGCCGGTAATGGTCCAATCGCCGATGGCGACTGGCGTTCCTTGATTCGCTCGCAAGCGGTTTAGTGGCGTAGTTCCTCCAAGGGTTTTATTCGTGAGCGTGTCTGTGCTCGTCCGAGCAACCAGAGTATCCGTAACCGTCGCAGGTAGAGTGAGAATACCCGTCCCTGCAACCGCCGACGCTTGAACGACCGTGTTACCGGATGTCGCCCCTGCCCACCGAATACCCTGCGGGCTATTTAAAAACAGCGTACCGTTGTTTCCCAATTGCATTGAGTTACCTGCATTGTTCGTGAACAGTATTCCGCCTGCCGTATCATTTGTGATGCTTGCCGGAAGTGTTTGTGATGTAGTTTGTAACGTAAGACCGCCGGCTGTAGTAATCGCTCCGGTTGTATCGGAAATAAAAGCCTTGTTGGCAGTGCCGAAAAAAACACTCCCTGTACCGTTCCCTTGGACAAACGTGTTCGTATAAGGCGAGGAATTCGAAATAAAGAAATGGCTGACACCAAGATTGTCCGAAATGTTGAATGCGGTGGTTGGAGAGACTTGTCTAATCGACGAAACCCCAAGCAGGTTCCCCGCGCCCAAATTGACATTGGCCAGCGTCGAAGTTCCGGCCACGGATAGCGTGCCGGGAATAATCGATCCGCCGCTGCTCTGCATGGGCCCGGAAGACACTGCATTGGATCCATCAAACCAGAATTCCTGCGTACTGCAAGCGTTCGCCGTGCTCACGATGGTTCCCATACTCAAAACATTGGCTGGAGGAACAAAAGTGCGGCCGCCGGTTGCGTCCTGACAGATTTCAAAGTTGACCGGCTCACCCGCTACGGCATTGGTGAGTGTTGAGCTGGTTACGTTCCCGGTCAGCGTTAATTTGAAGCTGGCAGCCGTGGACGCGTCGAATGTTGGCGTGGCGGAAAAGGCGACCGTGGTAAGGGATCCAAGCCGAACGTCCGTGCGCGAGGTTACGGCATTGTCGGAACAAACCATCCCCGCCAGGCAGTTGAAAGCCGTGCGTTGCGTGAGCCCGACTCCAGAATTGAAAATCTGCTGAAGGATGCTAGAAGGAATGTTGGATCCTGTGACCGTTCCTGTGGCTGCGATGTTTCCGCTCACTGCCAAGTTGCCGGAAACGCTATTGCCGCTGAGTGGCGCAAAGCTGCCCAGGTTGACCGGCGCGTAATTGTCAAAGCTAAACGTGGCCCCGGTGAAGGAAACCCCCGTGTACCGGAGCACTTCCTGCCCGGTGCTGGAATCTTTCACCGTAACGCGATAGTAAATTCCCGAAGGCAGTGTAGCCGCTGGGTTGGGAACGGTAAAAGAAGTCACTGCGCCTACGGTTACGGGCGAGCAATAGCCACGCTTCAAGGCCTGTCCGCCTCCGCCGATGGAAACGGAAATCGGGTTGTCCTGCTGGTCAGTAATCAGAAAGCAAAGCTGCCCTGCTGCCAGTTTGGCGCCGTTGATATCGGTGATGTTGGATGCTGACACAGTGGTTAAGTTCTGGGCGTGGGATTGCACCGCAAAGGACGCAAAGATCGCAAAGGATAAGACAAATTTCTTCATGGAAGCTCCTGTAAAACCTTACCGCTGATGACGCTGATCACACTGATTTGCGCAGATAAGAAAAAAGCAAGCCGCGAATTACACGAATGAACACGAATCCCGTTTCGCGGTTTTTACGAGAGTGTTTTGCCGCAGATTTGCACAGACGAGGCAGATCAGAACAAATTCAGATCAGGTTTTATCTGCGTAATCTGCGACGAAAGGTTTTGGCCAAAAGCCAAGAACCAAGAGCCCGATTTTTCTACATTTGTGGCAGCTTGCGGCTTCCCGATCCAGAACCGCCGGAGCCGGAATCGCCCAGCCCACCGGAGGTGCCGCCCGTTCCGCTGGAATTTACGGTGGTCATTAAACCAACACGCATCTGTCCGCGATACACGGCCTGAACATAATTGTTGTAGTTCACCCATGCACGGTGCCGCGCAACGCTGAAGTCATAACTGATCCAGTAATTTGTGGTCACCTGCGGACTGGCGCCCGTGTCGTCAACGGTAGTGATGGTCTGCGCAGGAATGGTGCGCGTCCCGCCCTGGTCTTTCATTTTCCATGCGGTGTAAGAAGTGCCAACGCCGCCCGGCCCATATGCGCGGATGTTAACTGCCGTTCCGCTCACAAAGACGGAGTCCAGCGTGGCGTTATTGGCCGGGGTTTCGTCATGGTTGCCGAAGATTCCGTTAAACGCAAAGCTGTACGGAGTTGCGTTTGCCAGCGACTGCTCCATCAACCCCATGCGGTTGAAGCTAGTGAACTTGAAATAAATAGTGGTGCCCACCAGCGTGGGGTCGGCTTCCCAGACAAAAACTCCATTGTCCAGCCGAAGGAAGACCGAGCCTGCATTGTGCGTTCCGACAGGCGAGCCGAAGACGCCGCGCCTGAGTCGCGCGGCCACCGTCGCAGTGCCGCCCGATGTGTACGCGCCGTTTCCGGTGCTGCCGTTTAGATTGAAATTGCTGGCGTCGACGACTGTAATCACCCATGTTCCATTGGCCGCCGTGTTGCCACCGACGCCGGCAACCACCACGGTCTCGCCGGTGTTGAGGCCGTGATTCGCCACGGTGATTTTGATGGGGCTGGCATTGCTGGCCGCGGTAATCGCAGCCGCAGAGCCATGAGCGCCCAGATCGTAACGATAAGCGCCAGTCAGCGTCGCGTCTTCATAGCTGATCAATTCACCATCGACATAGCAAAGCGTGCGGAAATTATCACAGTCTGCCTGCGTGCCGGAATTCAGCATGCCCGTGGATTGCGTTAGATCGACGGCGAGCGTATGCGTTGTGTCAGGATCGGTAGCCGACGCCAATTGCGCGGTGAGCACGCCCATGCGCGAAGGCCCGTACATCTTGCCCAATTGCACATAATTGCTGTTATCGGGCGATATCCAGACTGAAGCGCCTCCCCAGTCTTGATTCACCGCTACGCCACCGGAAGTGTAAGTGCCACTACCGATAGAGCCGTTCAGCGTGAAATTGTTTGGATCAATTACCGTCACAGTCCATGTGCCGTTCGCCGCAGTGATTCCGCCTACTCCGGAGATGGTGATTTTCTGTCCTGTCTTGTAGCCGTGATTTGCGGCTGTGATCTGGATTGGCGAAGGCGGCAGAGGCGGCGGCGGCGTAGGGTACGTTACTCCCGTGATTGCCACCGTTGGTCCACAAACACCGAGCCACACTTCATAATTTCCCGTGAGCGAAAGGCGATCATTCGCTTCAAAAATAATCGGCGTGCTGACCGCGCCTGGATCTGAGTTTGCTTGCGTGATGAATCCTGCGCCCGGTTGATGCGGATAGAGCGTTGGCGTCGCTGTTCCCCAGGGAAAGTCTTCACAATCTACTTCGAGTTTGCCGGAATCGTCTTCCCGCATGGCGGTAATCCGCACCGGTTTCTTGTTGTATCCCAATTCAGAGATGGTGAGCGTAACCAGATCCATGGGCTCAAGCAGATTGAATTGCCATCCCAGAGAAAATGTATATGTCGCTCGAATTTCCACCGAGCGCTTGCGCAACAGATTGGCTGCAAACTTTGCCACTGTGGTTGTGGTAATCGAGTGGGCCTGCACCGGTGACGCTTTACGCAAACCGTAAAGCGCGATCGCCGCATCGTCTTTGTCTTCAGCAATGTCTGGATTGTAATCATTGGCGCGGTTAGCAAATTCAATGGAGACAGAATTCATCACGTCCGCCACCGATGGCCGCTTGATAACTACCGGAGTGAGCAAATCGCTGGTGGTCAGATCATAAATAGGCGACGTATTGGGAATGAACGTTGCGCCGTTGCCTACTGCGGTCGTATCGCCGTAAGGAATGATCTTCAGCACGCCTTCACTCCAGACCGCTGCAGCGTTGGTAATGTCCAGAATTTCCTGTATCCAGTCGCTGGCGGCTTTTTGTGCATCCAGCACCGGAGAAATAAAGATCCCATTACCATTGCCGTCGCCTGCGGTGCAGAAATTGCGGTATTGCGTGAGATCTCCCGGAGTCACCGCGCCCGCCAGTCCATAAAACTGATTAGTCAGAAGGTCGGTAATAATCGCCGAAGGCTCTGCATCGGCGATGCCCGCGCCAAAAGTCACGGCACTCATCACTTCAAAACTCAAATTCGGCAGTGTGCCGGATTCGCCCAGATCCATGGCGGACGCAGCGACGTACGCGATCCCGTTATAGCCAAGGTCCTGGCCGGGGTGCTGCGAGGTCAGATAGCTCCACGGCGTCTGCGGCCGAAGACCGGTGAATAACGTAAGGTTCAGCTTCTGTTGGGGCTGCCCATTGGAGTTGGAATCCGGCACCGAGTACACGTAAGTGATTGTCATCACCTTGCCCGCATCGGCTGCGGAAAAATTAAATGTTGATCCGCTGAAGGTGAATTGGCCTGCTCCCGGCGCACTGCCTGCCTGCGTCATGGGCGTTTGCTGTGTTCCGGAAATACTGAATGAACCGTCTGAGCCGAAATCGTTTGGACTGATGCTCCATAAATCCGTGCGCCCTACGCCCCGGTGAGAATGAAACACTCCTGAACCTGGCGGCGTTACCGTGATTCCGCCACCACCGCCGGGCACAGTGAAAGGAACGGAAGCGGTGATCAACGTCAATTTTCCTTTTGTGTCCCAAACATTATGGATATTCAGGATTGGCCCCTGGCACAGCGCCATTGCTACTGCGGTTTGATATGTGTACGTGGTGTTGGAAATTGCATTTCCTCCGCCGGAGCCCAGCCCCTTTCCTCCGACCTTGGTGGTGGACGTATGCGGGATCGCAGCGAAGTCGCCGGCCCAGATGAGTCGCGCTGCAATGCGGTTCTGCCCATAGAGAATCGGAATGACTTGCCCATACGAACTGGTTTGCACGCGCAACGCGGAAAGCAGATTCGGTTTTGCCGCAAGCGCATTCTTTCCGCCGCTTTTTCCGCCCATCAAAGCCATACGCCGACCTCTCGTTTTTTCTCATGTTTATAACGTGACTCTTATCTGTGAATTGCCGTTGGGCCGATTCGCTGCATTCATCGCTGCTACTGGCCGCACTTCAAAACATTTGTGTTCCCGGCCCAGCAGTTCGCCATCACGCAATGCATCGCTCAAAAGAACGCCGTGTGGAATGTAAGAGTGGATCACGATTGGCCATTCCACCACGATGGCGCCATGTGAGAACGTCCGTCCAAAGCGAAACACAACGAAATCCGCAGGCTGCGGCAGACTACCAATTTCCATCACAAACTTTTCAATTTCATTCAAATAGAGTTCTTCACTTCGGTGTAGATGCCACTGGACTGAATACTGCGGCGGCCTGTATTCTCGCGGCAAGACGCCGCACTCCTGATACACAGCCAGCGGGAACATGGCGCAATCCGCACCGGCATGCTTTATCCGCGCATGATGATGATATGGAGTGCCCAGCCACTCTTTGGCTGCGCGCACAATATTGCTCCGCTGCTCTGTTGTCAGTCGATGCATTCGGCAGTTCTCCTAAATAGCAGTTTCCGGCGCAGGCACGTAAGGAAACCCTTCAAAGTTGGCCAGATTGGAAAATTTATTACTCGCACACGTGGCCTGTGTTTTGTCGCATCCGGGATAGGCCGTAAAAGCATCTCCAACGTTCGGAACAAATGGCAGCGGCGAATTGAAAAAGAATTGCTGTGATTGATACGTCTTTACGGCCTTCACCAAGCCGTTGTTTGCGCCCGATGTGAAGGCGATCTGGCCGTTATCAAACCAGCCATCTGTCTTGGCGGAAAGGGAAATCAGTTTGTTGACGGTCGATCCCGCCTGCACAATGTTGTTATCCGCAAAGCTGGCCTTCACCAATCCGCAGCGCGCATCAAAAAGCGTATTGGTGCAGCCAGGCTGCAGAATCACCGCCGGAAGCTGCATGCTCAGGTAAGCCGTGCCGGCATTGACTGACAGCTTGGCGGAAGAGCGCGTTAGTTCGTCCAGCGCGCCAATGAAGCCCGAAAACCTGATAACGGTGCCAATCTGGTTTGAAGCAGAATCCATAAATAGACGATCAATTCGAAATGCAGCGCCGTCAAACAATCCTTGTCCAATGGCTTGTAGAATCGGCACACCATTGATCACGTCGGTCAAGCTGGCTTCAATCGTAACCTCCAGTGTCGCCACGTCCATGCCGAGCTTCTCTTCAATAGCGGACCGCGCAATATTCGGCGGGCCAGTCAGGAATGTGTTTCCCAGCACCGTCAGATTTGCGTCCCAGCTTGTGTACCGCAATGCCGTACCGGTCTTGAGAGTAATGGTGTAAAGATCGGCCATGCGGATTTCTGTTGCGCTCTGGAGCCAAGTGACCAGGTTATTGCCGCCGATATTTGTAGGTGTTTTCATATCAACCCTTGAACCACAAAGGACACAAAGAAACACGAAGAGGCTTCGCTCGATACTTGCCGTACGCCTTTGTGTTCCTTTGTGTCCTCTGTGGTAAAAAATCTTTATTTGCGCACTGAAATCAATTGGACTTCTTTGCATTCATATAGATTGAAATAGAAGTTGCTGAACTCGATTCCTTCGCGCGTCCCGCTGGCAGAACTGCCTCGGGTGGTGCCGGCGTCAAACCGCACGCGATGCAGAAAGGTAAAGTCTGCCGTGATGGAATGCCCTGCTGCCGGCGCACTCGTAAACTGCACCAGGCCGTTGGTCATGGTGTAAGTATTCACGGCTTGCACCGTTCCATTGTCATAGATGGTGGCTTGCTGATTGGCCGGATTCTGGCAAGCTTCCAGAAATCCGCCGACATTGCGCACAAGCTGAAAGTTTTTAGTCGAGCCGTCGCCGGTCCCAATGGGCTGCCCTGAATAGACAGAATCCTCAAGCCGCTGCGTCAAGTCGCTTTCATTCAGCAGGAAGTCGTCAAACTGGCCGCCGCGAGCCAGAAAGAAACCAACCAGAGTTTCCAGCGGTGTCTGTTAGTTTTCATCTCTTGATCGCGGATCGTTCAGCAGATACTCATAGGTCAGGGTGAACTCCCAGATAGGATTCTGGAAGTTCTGCACCCTCACTTCTCGGCCCGCGAGCGACGATTGGATCTCTGTTGAGAATGTAGGGTTCTTGGTGATGGTCCAACCCAGACCACGAACTTTGGGAAAGAGAAGGTTGCTCATCTGGCTCCTTTCCGCTTGAGCGCCCGAGTTACTTCATTGGCAATCATGTTGCTGTGCCGACGTATATGGCCCTGAAATGAAGCTGCATCCACGGCGCTAACAGAATGGTTTACGACCACGGTCACGCCACCACCGCCATTCCCGCCACCGCCAATCACGCTGCGCATCTGGTTCGCGATTCCCGCAGGTAGGACCATTTCCTGGGGGTGGAGCATGGTGAGCTGATTGTTGGGAACGTAATATTGACCGCCTTCAGCAGAGCCAAAAGCAGTGATAGCGGCAAACGTGGTGGCTGCCGCGATCGGAGCAAGAATCGGCCCGACGATTGGGGTATGCACCACCGATTCCCATGCGGCCTTTGCTGCGCTATAGGCTGTGCGTTCGTCTTCCTTCGCATGTGCGGCCTTGCTGGCTGTGTCTTTCGCTTTCTCCGTACTTACGTGAATTGTCAACTCCATCAGTTTATGTTCCAGGAAGCCCATCAGCTGCTGCTCAAGCCCCTGCAGGAACTTTGAAGACATTTGGTTGACCATGTTGGCCCAGACCTGCCCCAACGTTTCATTGCCACTGACTATGCCGTTGACGAACGATCCGAAAGTCGCGGAAATGCCCTGGAAGGTGCGATCAAATAGTTTGCGGCGGCGTTCCAGTGATGCTGCCTCATCATCTTCAATCTTTTTGAAGTACTGCCGGCTTCGTTCAATGACCTTCTGGGAGTTGCCGTTGATTCCGGTCATTAGAATCGAGAGCTGTTGATTGTTGAATTGCCTGGTGGAGTCATTGATCGCGGTAAACATCTGCTGAAAATCCGCGACTTCCTCCTGGTTCTCCTGATGAATCGCCTGGACCCGGTTTTTCTGCTGAGGAAGAGTGACGACCTCGGTCGGCTTGGGTGATTCTAACGTTGCCAGCTTTTTGCTTTCGGCGGCCTCTTGCTGCACTTCAGAGTACGCTTCTTTCAGGTCCCGCAGAACCTGGAGCAGTCGTTCATTCGCCGCGATGATCTGTGCTGTGGCATTGGTCCCCTTCCATTCCCGATCGGTTTTGATCGCGGCGTTTGTTTTTGCAATCTGCTCATCAAGAAGTCTTCCGATTCCCGCCATGTTATGAGACTTTTCCATGGCTTTGATCTGCTCCATGAGGAGATCAAAGTTATCGGCAACATTTTTGATCCCTTCCTGTGCGCCGCGTTCGCCAAACAGGAACGCCTTAAACCAGCTTTCTTCCATCCCAATGAACGCCCTTTTCGCCTCGTCCGCGATGCTTTGAAACTGTAGCTTCAGGCGGTCGAAGGATTGCGCGTCAATCAATTCGAGCTTGTCCTTGAATGCTTTAAGAGGACCGCCCGTGATCGCGTCAATTCTCTCTCGGATTTCCAGCAGCTTAATGCGGCTGTCGTCAGAGAATTTCAATACTACGCCGTCAAAACTCCGCCAGGCATCGCTCTGTCCATAGATGGCTGCGGTTAGTTGCTTGTGCTCTTCGTAGAGATCGTCCAACTGCTTGATGAATGAGATCACGGCCAGAGCGGGAAAGGCTTTTGCCAGAGCTGGACCAAGCAGTTCAGCAGATGAGACCAGCTTCTGCATGCCTTCCGGCACCTTGATCCCCACGAGGTCGCCGAGTATGGAAACAGATTGCGAAGCCTTTTCAATATATTCTTTGGCTTGATCAGCGCCGTCCTTGACGCCGCTTGCGTCAGCGGTTATGCGTAGTTTAACTACATTCTCCGGCACGGTAAGTCTCCTGAAGGGGATGTTTAGCCGATAAAAAAGCAGCCCTTAGGCTGCTTGCCATGCGGTTCTAACTTTAGATTATTTCTTGAGGCGCCAACCGTCGTCGTATTTCACGAACTGAACGGTTTCATGGTGATCTCTTTTTAGGTCCTCATCCGAAGGCGCTGGCACGGGCAGCAACGGTCCCGGATTCATAGAGAACCAGTCTTGCAGGCTGCGGCGTTGGACGTCGGTCAATGCAGAATAAATCTTGCCATTAGCTCTCAATGCCATGCCCAAGTCCGTGAGAGACCAGTTCCAGGCAAATTCAACCTGAGATGTTTTATCGCCTGGTACAATTCCCGTGATTTCGGTGATCTTCGCTGTGGCTACTGGCAGTGAATAAAATTGATAGCCACAGTGATTGGGATCCACGGAAGGTTGGGGTGCAACGTCGTGGGTTTTCGCAAACGCTCGCCCTCTGTCCGTGAGAGTAACTTTCCAGAAGTCTTGGCCATCGGGAACGGCATCAATGTAACCGCCGGTGCTCGCAATCACTGCGGCAGGATCGGCTGCTGGGTTGAGATCGATATCGTGAGTTTCTCCATGAGTGGTCCGCGTTTCACAATGTGATCCAACCCGTCCAATTCTCACTGGAATATGCACACTCTCTTCGCTGAACGCTTCATTGATCTTTTGTGTGGCGGTCTTACGGTCCAAAGTACCCTTTGAGCATCCGATGACAAGAACTGCTACAGCCAAAAGCAGGGCTCTGCCAACGGTTTCCTTTTTGCCAGTAAATACCCGCCAAAACTTATCCATGTTGCTCCTTCTGCAACCTATGCAGGCCGCCACCCATTTGCGTCTTTTTTGACTCGAATACTGCCGGTTCCAGTAAATTCATCCCCGGGCAAAGGAAGCGGGGGCTTCTGGAAGCCAGAGCGCACATTGCGCCGCAGTTCTTCACGTTGCGCTGGAGCCAGCATGGAATAAAGCTTTCCATCCTGGCGCAATTCTCGTCCGAGTTCAGTAACGTTCCACTTCCAAATGAAGGTGATTTCTGTGGAGGTCTCGCTGGGAGTGATCGCAGTAACCTTTACGAGTTCCGGAATGGCAACGTTGAGAAAATCAGTTTCGTAGTCGCAGCCGTTCATTGTCGAATCTTTGAGGCGTTTGCTTCCACTCTGCTCAAAGATCTTTTTACCGGAGTCCGTGAGAGCGACCTTCCAATATCCATCTCCGTCAGCATTTACGTTGACGTATCCGGTCATTTCAGCAAAGACAGTAGCGGGCTGCGACTGAGGCGTGAGATCCAGGGGAAGTTCGGCCTGCTGCCCCTTGTCATTCAGGTAAGGGCACTCAGCTCCAACCCGGCCAATGTTCACCTGGATTCGGGCTGGATTCGCCGATAGAATACGCTTCGCCACTCCCTCTGCAGTGCTCTGATCCATTTTGTTACCCGAGCAACCGAATAAAACCAACAGCAGCAGAACGCCTGCCTTGTGCATGAGCTACTCTCCCTGAGAACCCGAGATACTATTGGAGAATTTCACCGGTTGTAAAGATCAAAATGAGCTACAGCTAAGAAACGAATTTTCTAAAGCTATCCTGCTCGTAGCAGCTCAGTTAAACCTTATAAAGTTAAGATTTGTAGAACTGCGGAAGCTTTTTGGTTACGCTGCCGCCAGCAAAAGACACTGCCTGCGTGAGCTCGCCAAAATTGTTCTGGCCTTCCCGACAAGTTTTGCCGGCAGAGCTTCTCTTGCCGCCCATCAGATATGCAGCTACCAGCACGTGAGTCGGAGGATAATCCTTCCAGTACGCCATCAAATCATTTAGCTCCCATAAAGTAAGCTGCTCGATCTCATGCAGTGTCCATCCGGTAGCGGTGGCGACGTGGCCAAAGACAAACGGCCAGTCAGCTATACCGGTACCGGCGTCGGTTCCCCCGCTGCCGCCTTCTTAAGGCCGGAGACTTCAAGCATGGCGTTGAAAAGCACATTGAAATCGTCGAAGGTAAGGCCGTTCTCAAGCTGCTCAGCGGTAAGGTCCTGGTGAACCTTCCTTACGGCACTCTGCAGCACAGGCAGATACCGGAGCAATGACGCCAGGCCGGATTGTTCCGCAGAAGGTTTTTCCTGAAACAGCGAGTCCAGTTGCCGCAGTTCTCCGAGCGTAAGCGATGAGACCGTAAGTTGTCCCAGCGATGTAGGGACAGTTTGTTGCTTGAGCATGATTTCCTCCAATAAGGTGTGTTGATTGCGCCGCAGAAAACCCATTCACCACAAAGACACGAAGGACCACTAAGGTTTGTCTTTCTGAACATCAACCCCTTCGTGTTCCTTTGTGTCACTTTGTGGTTAAAGCTTTTATTCGTTGCTGTACATGTCGATGACCTGGCCGGCTGCGTTGGCGAAAGCCTCAAAGTCAAATTCAGGAATGATGAAATCTTCCTGCTTGGTGGCGAAGCTCAGCTTTGACGCCACCACCGAATACAACAGCACGGAGAACTGGTTGGTGTTGTAAACCGTTTCCAGCAGGACCTGAATCGTAGGCGCAAAGCCCATGAGCTGGTTGGTGATGTTGAGCTGCGATCCGGTTGCTGCGGCAACAAAGGTGTATGAAATTTGAACATGCGCGCCAGTATCGGCGGAGGCGAAGGTATAAACGCCCGTACTGGTGTTCACGGAATACTGTCCCTGTACCGGGCCGGAAGCAACGCGGGTCAACGGCAGTCCGGTTGTGGTATAGCGAACGCCCCAGTCCTGCTTGAACGTAGCAGCGTTTACCACCGTGATCTGGAATGGCGTTGCAGGGATGGGGGCAATGTCCTCATCCAGCGAAGTCTTAATCATGCCCGCGCCCATGGCCTGGCCGAAAAACAGATCGTTGAGCATCTTGCCATTGATAGCAGCAAACTTTGACTTGCCGGTGATCTTGCATTTTCCGCGGGCCACAGCCTCAGGAAACTGCTTCTGTCCGTAAAGCTGCTTGACGTCGCCCGAAATATCGAGCGAAACGTCTTGCAGCGTTCCAAATTTCATGGGAGTGGGGTTGGTGGCGGTATTGCCGCCCACGGGAAAGCCCCACAAGGTGCCTGATCCAAATTCAAACATTTCTTCTTTCTCCTTTTGGGGAGCCAGCCCTGCACTCCCAGAAATTGAGGTCCGCGGAATGGCTGCGGGCTTGCGAACTGAATACCGTGTCTTTATGCGGTGGTGAGAATTTCTATTGGCACCACGGCGAGCGCCATGGAGCCAATTACGTTTTCAACAATTTCAATCTTTCCTTGAATACGGCAGTGCGATACCTTGCCGCTCAGCGACTGGGCAATTCCCGGCGTCGCATTGCGAATCGCCGCTTCCACGGCGTCCAGGAGTGAATTCAATTCGGTGGAAGGAACTGAATTCGGCTCGCTGTCTCCCGCGGTGTAAATAACGAGATCGACCGTGAGCCTGGCGAGAATCGGCAGGCCGTTCACGCTGGTGCCTGCCAGTTCATCCTTCTGCACTTGATACAATGCCGGACGATCAGCGGGCGAGAGCTGCGAAGGATCCTGCCAGCGCCGGCTGACCGTTTTGAACGGCCCAGCCGGCGTGAGGAGCGCGCCTTGCAACGTGGAGAACAGCGCGGAATAAATCTGCTCGCGGGGAAAGATCACTGCGTCACCTGAACTTGCTGGATCGCCTGCTCAAGCAGATCAGGCAATGCCTGTTGAAGATCATTGATTGCGGGACGCAGGTACGGCCGCGGCTTCAGATACGGACGCCGCCCTTCTTTCTTCTTAAACGGTCCCGGCCGCCCTGCAAAGCCACCGTACTCATGTATGCGCGCGTAAGGCAGCTTGGATCCGATGCTGACGCTCAAGCTATCGCCATCAACTTTGGTCTGAATCGATTGCAAGACCGAATTGAGCAAATTTCCACTGCGCGAGGTGAGTAAATCGCTGGAAGCGCCTTTGCTCGCTGATCCGGCAAAATACTTTGGAACTGCTGTGCTCAGCGATTGGTAGATGAGCGGCTGCAAGGCCTTGTAAACCTGGGCCACCACGCTCGGCGCAAGTCCGGCAAGCCGCTGCTGAAGTTGCTGGACAGCTGAATCGTCAATCTGAACTCTGATCACAGGGCCAACCTCCGGTATTGGCTGAAGATGGCCATGGAACGGGGCGGAACGTCTCCCATATCGAAAGAAACATTGACCTGGCCGCTCATGCTGTTGGATTTTTCGCCGATACGCACGCGCTGGCGGTAGGTCAAGGCAAATGCCTCAATCGCTGCTTGCTTCAGATCGAGCGGGACGCTCGGATAACCTGCGGAATACGAGAGCTGGATATTCTGCAAGCCCCGACAAAAACGGAAGCCGCGCAGCAGAATGCGCCGCCCGTCCCACAAATAGCCTGCGGTGGTGGGAGTTGTGGCTGCCTGGACACTCACGCCATCAATGCTGAGGCTGCTGACGGAAATGATCGGGAAATTGCGCGGAAGAAGCCGGTCAGAATCATTTCCGTCATAGTTCTCCGTTAGCGGACCAAGGACCGACGACAAGATGTGCGGTCGATCGATGTACTGCAACACTTGCAGGCTTGCATTGGTGATAAGGCTTTGCAGAGTAGCGTCATCGTTGTTGCCCTGGTTCGGCAGCCACGATTTGAGTTCTGCAACGGTGCAAAGATCGTCAGGAGCAGCAGCCATCGGTGACCTCCAAAAGAAGAAGCAGCTTCGCAGTACAAATACGGTTTGTGAAAAGAGAAAGGCAGTCTGGGCAGAGGGACCTCAGACTGCCTTTCTTCTCCTTCAAGCCTGCTGGTTGGCAGGCGAGGAGCATCGGCGGCGATTCGCCGCAAACAAGCCGCCGATGAATAGTTTATCCGTTGGCCACGTTGGCAATCACGCCAAGCGCGAACGGGGCGCGGCAGACAAGGACTTCATCGGCGTACACGCCATACACATACTGGCGAGAGACGACGGGCCACTCGATCTGGTAATAGTCGCGGCGGCAGCGGACAAAAGAGACGTTGTCCACGCCGGAAAGTGGATAAGGAATTTCCGAGCTGTTGAAGAAGATGGTGCCCGGAGCAAGATTGGGATGGATGCGGATATCCAGGAACTGCTGCGTGAACTTGTTCCAGTACTTGGCAATACTGGCGCCGCCCAGCAGAGCCGGCTTGTCGTCTTCTGATCCGGTACCGCCCGGCAAAGTGAAGCGGAAGAGCGGCACGCCGCCGGAAGCAACAATCTTCTTGTTGATGTTGCGCGCTTCCTGTGAGTTCACCCAGATTTCCGTTGGGCTGAGGCGCTTGTTGTCCCAGAACCACTGCAATGCCGTGTCGATCTCGATGATGCCATTTGCCTGATCGGCAGTGAGGGTATTGCCATCGAGGGAGGTATAGTAACCGGCATTGGCTTCAAAGCTTGGGTGAGAAAACCATCGAAGACCAAAGTGTTGGCCGAGCCATCTGTGGCCGAACCGGCCGCATTGGCCGCCTGCGTGCCTGCGCTGGGAGCGTTGATGGTGACCTTGTTCACGGTGGTAATGGAGTTCAAAAGAGCCGTGGCAGCGCTAGTGCCAATGAACCAGGCATAACCGGCAGCGCCCTTAACCGCAGGCACCGTGGCAACGACGGTCTGGTTGCCGCTGGTGGTAGGGGCGACCGAAGAGGCAGCGCTGATGATGCTGACTCCCGCGCCGTATTGCGTGGTGGTGCCGTCAATATTGACTCGGGTGACTTGGCCAAACGGCACGCCGGAGGCCACTGTGGAGTTGGCCAGCGCACGAGGCGTAAGGGCGGCAACAAAGACCAGCAGGTTCTGGGGCTGCGGCAAGGTCCCGCCGCTGGCTACCTGCACCGACGGAGCCACAGGCGTGCCTAGCGGCATGGAAGCATTGCCGTTGAGAATTACGTTCTCTTCGCCGATCATGACTGCGCGCAGCAACGACTGGACAAGAGTGGCTTTGTTATCGAATTCCTTGCCTCCCGTCCAGACAGCTTCCCAGTCGATGGAAGCTTCCAATCCGAGACCGGCGTAAGAGGCGACGTAATCCTGCTCTGTCACGGCCATTTCCGCCGAACGCCGGCCCGGAGCAACACCGAGCTCGAAACCCGATGTGTTGACACCTGTGATTGCCTTCCAGCGCGTGGCCAGATCGCCGCGATCGCTGAGTTGGCGCGGCAGGCGGTTGCGCAGCGGCGTGATGACCGGATAAAGCTGAAGCGCAGGCCCACGCAGGTCAAAGGCGTTTAAGTTGCCGGCCACGCCGCTGATCGTGGCCTGGCTAATAGTGGTTTTATTCAAGGAGGATATGTCCGCCTTGTTGAGCAGATCAAACGTCTGCTGACTGAGATCGCCAAACATTTTTCTAGTCCTTTTCTCCGCTGGAGAATTGCGGTTTTGAGATGAATTCAGTACCTCAGCGGCTAAAGCCGGCTAAATACCGGGAATAACCGCAGGCATACATCTACCCCAACACGCGCAAACCCAGCGGGCGTTGGGGGCCCCGTAAATGCCTGCTCCACCCCGAGGCAGACAACACAAGGCGGGTGGTCGGGCGCGGCTTAGCGCAGGTATGTGGAGGCCGGCTGCGGTTTTTGCAACGTACGCTTGAGCAGCTCATGAACGCTGGGCTCGCCGGCAGACTTGGCCAGAACGGGACGGGCATCGTCCTCCTTAGTTATGGTTTGCGTGGGCACACCGGTACGCGCCACTCGCGCCGAGGAGTCCTGCGGCGAAACAAGTTTTTCCACGAGTGAAAGGAGATTACTCAGCGAACGCTGGATCTCCTGGTTATTGCTCTCCATTTCGCTGCGCAAACCGGCCACTTCCTGCTCCATTTCAGCCAGCTTGGCGAGCGCAGATGCAGAGCCGGCCCGTGCCTTTTCCAATTGCGCTTTGTCATTTGCTTCCAGCATTGTGCTTTGATCTCCTGTCTTTGCTCCGGTGCGTGAATCGCCCGGGATTTTTTTCATGCCCGCGGTGGCCGCGCGAGTGGCGGCATCGTCGCTATCAAGAAGCGCGTCCGTGTGTGTGGAGGCCTCTTCATGGCTTTGAGCCATCTTGTCCATGCAGGCCTTGATCGCATCAAGGTGCGCCAGGGTAGCTTTGGAATGGCACGCACCGACCTTTAATGTCTGTTGAGCGCCAACTGCAGCGGTGAATTTGCGGACTTCGCAGGTGCCATCGACCTTGACTGCGGTGAAGTGGGCGCCGGGGACGCATGAATTATCGACTACGCTGATCTCGACAGGGTTTGCAGTGAAGCGAACATACTCGCCATCTTTCCATGCTTTAACGTAAGCGCCGCCGATGGAAAAGCCGGTGTACACGCCGAGCATGCATTTCTGCCAAGCGACTGAATCAACGATGCGGGCACCAACGCGGATTTGTTTCAGGTCGTCATCGAATGCAATAGCGACGAGCTTACCGACTGCGCTGGGTTCGTGCATTTCACGAACGTTGCCGAGACTCTTGCCGTCGGTGGCCTTGGAGATTTCGTCACTCCAGCTCTTGAAATAAGGCTTGGACGAGTCGTAGTCAAAGATTTCGCCTTCTTTGTCGACGATCTCCGCTGTGGCAACGCCCCAAACTTCGTGCTTTGACTCGTCGATCTTGGCGATTTGGGCAAAAAGGTTCATGGATCTCATGTTGGCTCCAAAGACAAAAGCAGCCGATGGGCTGCCTTGGTGGAAATGATGCGTTATCAATTATTTGTTTCGTGAGAACTCCCTGATACGACTGCGTGCCGCCGAGCATCCTCGGGATCCTTCGACTCTACCTCACGCTTAACAGCGCTCGGTGCCGCTCAGGAAAACAGGGGTTGAGAGCCGGGTGCGAGATGAGAGTCGACATTCGATTGAACTTGCTCCGCCGATCCGGAACTTTGAGCAGCGCCTTTGATGGCAAGAGGGAAAATTCCTGTGGTTGTGATCACAGCATTGCTCATGCCGATGGGATGCTTGCCCAGACTTTCGCGGACTTCGTCGATAGAGAGCACGCCGGCGCGAACATAAATGTCGTCGATTTTTGCCTGGTCGAGGGCATTCAAAGTGCGATCCTGTTCCCATACAAACTCGATATCGCTAAAACCGAAGTAGCGATTGACGATGAGGTTAATGATGTCAGCCAGGTAGCCAAGGATGGGCACAAGACCTTCCGCGGCGGCCTGCTCCACGCTGGTTTCAGCCGTAGCGCGGTTCATGACACTCACAAACTGCTGCGGCGAGAGACCAAAGGCGTAACAGACGATGCGGGTGATCCATTCATCAAGCGCGTCTTTGAGCATGGGATCGCGCGTGAACTGAAGATTGCCGCATTCGGGAACAAAAGTAATGCGACGCCGACGAGCGGAGTTTCCGGCCAGTGCGCTATCAAACCATTCCTGGAATTCGCTAATCTGGTCAGCCGACCACTCTTTGGGGACTTGCGCCAGAGCTTCCGGCACGTTGCCTTCAGTGTAGTAATTCAGAAGATGAATCTGGCGGCGAAGGCCGATGTTGATCGTGAGAATGATCTGCTCGACCGGCGAGAAGCCGAAGAACTTGTGTGCGCGTACGTTGCGCGGGCGATAGATGAGTTGGTCTGCAGTGAAGTCCACTGCAGGCAAACCCTTGAGGATTTGTTGATACGCGATTGCAGGCGATGCAGGTGTGCGTCCCATGGCGTCAATCTTGCGCGCAATCGTGGAACCGTCAATCACTTCCAGCGCATAGAGAGCTTTGCCCGGTGACCATAATTCACCATCCTGAGAGACGATAGGCACAAGTACCGGAGCATCGAGAACAAACAAGTCTTCCAGTAAGAGGCGGACCCACTGTTGCCAACTGTGCTCGCGGTCTGGATAAGCAAAGAAATTTGTGAGCTGCGTGAGGCGCGGGTCCTGCTCTTCATCGTCATTACCGCTGATGGCGCTGTTGCTGGTGTTGGCGGAACGCTTTGGCGCGCCGGGTTGCGTCTTCGGGCGAAAGGCCCAGGGCATTCGGCTGACCTGGTCTTTGCGCGTTTCAATGCAGAGACGAACAAGATCGAACGAGTCAGCCAGCGAGCGCATCTGATCGAAGGAAATGGGCTCCATGTTGCGCGGCTGGATGTTGATGTTGTAGCCGACAGGATAATCAAGCGTCCGCGGTGGAGTTCCTGCGGGCGCGCTGGGAGCCATGGGAAGATCGGGGCCAAACCAGACATCAAGCGTGTTGCGCAGCTTGCGCCCAACGCGCGCGCCGAAGCTGCTCTGCACCAGTGCGGGTTCCAGCGCGGTAGTTTTTCCGCCATTGAGTGTTTCAGCCATAGTCAGGCAATCCCCACTTTCACGCCCATGACGGCGGAAGTTTCAATGATGAATTCAATGAGAGAGTTCTTGCGATATGCGGATTTCATGTGCTCATCCTGGATGCGCAATCCTTCATGCCAGCGGCACTGGCCTGCGTCATCAATGACGTATTCTCCGATCCATTTCATAATGTCGCTCCTATTCATCATGTCGCTTCGCTCCAGACCGCTGACGCATCTTCCGGCCTCGAATTCACTGCCGCTCCTGAAGCAGGGCGCTCGGCGCCACACGGGCCTCGCGCCTTCCGCAACTGACCAATAGCTCTGCTCCACACCGCTTTTGCAGCAGGAAATCGAGAAATTGGGCGAATTAGTAGCCGACGATGACGCGATCCGTGCAGCTGCCGGCGACTGCGGTGTCATTTTTTTCAAAGAAAGAAACCGCGAGCTGCGGCAGTCGGACCGGAACCTGAAGCGTGCCACTGGTGACATTGGGCGCAAGCTCGCTTGCAAGAAAGGCTTCTTGCGAACCCGCAGCAATACTTGTGGCGATCACGTAGCTGTTGTAGAGCGTAAAAGTGGGTCCGGATTGGGCCTGATCGTCGGCGGTATATACGTTCACCACCAAATCGACGTTCTGGGTGCAGGAGACCATAACTGACATCTTGGTAACGTCGCCCAGGCGAATGATGTTGGTGTTTGGCGTAGCGCCGCCGATGGAAGCAGGCAAGGTAACCCCGCTGTGCGCCAGGTCGGCAGGCGAGTAAACCAGGTGAGGCATGGGACGCGGCAGCACGGGCCTGCCGTTCTTGTCCATCTCAGGAAACTGGCTGGAAGTTTGCGAGAAGACGAGGAGTGTGGTAATGGACAGCATGGTAAGGATGGCGAGGTACAAAGTTCTTTTGTTCAC